TAGTCTGTACTTTGTGATACACCAGAAACTGTACTACTAGGTAATGTAACGATAATAGTACTAATAGCTGCACTAACGCTTATTCCTAGTGGATTGGGTGGTAGATCATCAGTTCTATCCTCTACAAACGATCTAGGAATATAACTATATTCATTGCTAATTGTATAAACGCTAGGGTCTACAAGACTAGTCACTGCAAATCTATAATACAGAGTTTTTTCTACATCTAGATCTGATATGTTTGCTTTTAGTGAGGGGGAATCATACTTTAAATCACCACTAACTAAACTATTAGCGGCTTTACTAGTACTATATACCCATACTTTTAATCCGGCAACATCATCACGTAGCTTACTATTTACAATAGGTGGCTCTACGTGTAAATTAATAGCACCTGCTTGGGGTATTAATTTAAACGGTGGCGGAATTATATTTCTAATAGTTACAAATGTTAACGCACTATATTTGCTATAATTACCAGCGTTATCTACTGCTCTACACGCAACATTATAAACTACTCCTGCTTCACTAATTCTTGGTTGTGCAAACTCCGTTAAATCTACAGTACATATACCAGTACTTTTAACAATTTTAAATACTGTTGGTTGTGCTGATACTCCGCTGCTAGTTATTAGTCCATTTGCAACTGTGCTGGTATAACTCCAGAAATCACTATTTTGTTTTGTTGTTTTCCAAACACGTATTTCGAAATGCTTGAAATCAACAGGCATAGGATTAATAACTGGATTTAATTCTATAAACTTTCCTTTTTGTATAGCGGTAATATAGCCTACACTATCTAAATTGCTTGTTTTACCTAGTACAGTATGTGTGCTTTCACTAGACCACGGTCCGGTAATGCCATCGCGAGTAATATAGCGTAATTTAACTTTATAAGTTTTACCAACATCTACATCTGGTATATAAACTGTATTTGCATCGTATTTTACTATAATGCTACGCTCTAAATCATTTACACCAACTAAGTCATATTGACATTCTACTTGTTGAATATATTGTGACAAACTTGTAGCATTATTAGAATAACTTACACGAATTCTATATCTATAAACTCCTGGACTTACAACTTCTGCATCACCTACACCACTACTTAAACTAGTTATTGTTGGAACATCTGTTAATTGTAAACTAGTTAATGATTCAGGAAGTGTAATATTTGTAGCAAATATAGTCGATTCGCTAAGTGTTAAATAATCATTAAATATATTATAGCTATTAGCTGCGGTAACCGGATCTGTATAAACTCCATAATCAACTAGCGTAAGTTTTGCTGATTTACTATTAGTTGGGTCAATACCTAACACTAATAAATCATTGGATATTCTACTTGTTTCTCCAAATAAGAATAAATCTCCGCTGTCAGCTAAGTTAACACTTGTTCCGGCTTTTACACCTATGTTTGCTGATACGGCTATTTTTTGATATAAACCTTGAGTTAGGGTAGCTGTACCACCTACATTAGAACCATTACTACCAGCATCTTCATATTTAAACGTATTTGCAGTAACTTCTATAACTGTTGCTGTAGCATTATTAAACGCTGGATCTATTGATCCAGTAATGTTTAGTATATCGCCTACACTAAATGGATGATAGCTATCTACTACAGTTGCTGTAACAATATTACTTGCGCGTACTGAACTAGCAATAGTAAAACTATTAACTATAGTTGCTACGGTATTTTCTAATGGGTAACTATTGCTACGAACTTTTATTTGATATTGTTTTGCTGGATTAATTAATACAGCTTCGTCTAAAACATAAGTTTTAGCATCTAGTCTAGTTTTAATTCTACCGCTGCCGCTGCCCCATAGGGGTACATCGTGCGTAACAGTTACTCTGTCACCACGATTACATATTACATACTCTAAATCCGTGTTAAGTGTGTAAACTTCTCTACGTAACTTAGCTTGTGCCATATGCCATCTAGCATGGTCTTCAACTAATGTTGCACTAGTTACTCCAGGTAACTGAATAGTTTCAAATAGTTTAGCAGCAGTTTTTCCTCCACTACCGTCTTCATTATAACCTGTTTTATACAATATTATTTCTGAATTCTGGTAATTATCACTTTGATCATAGTAATTAACTCGTAATCCTTCAGGCAGTTTATTTAATACTCTAGTGCCTTCAAAGCCCCAACTATTGTGTGGACTAAAATGCTGTACAATATTTGCCTTAGGTTCATCAATTACAACTGTCCATTTACCGTCTACTAGGCTAGGACTTGCTCGTCCAGCGGCACAAATATCACGCATTACATCTAGCATACTGCGTTGTTGTGCAACTATGGCATTATACTTAAAACCTTTTTGCTGGCAATAATAGTGCCAGTATTGTAGCTTTGATAAATCTACACGAGTTTCTACATCATTCCAAGCTATTTGTCGTGGGTTAGCAGAACTAATTAATACGTGTAATAATAAACTGGCTGGATTATCAATTGCATCAAATGTCCAACTAGATTTATCAATAGTTAGACTATTACCACCTTTCCAATCACGGCCATAGGTTTGTACTACAGCATTAATTCCTTCTAATTGCCCGTTTATTTCTTGGCTAGACTTAAGACGTATAGCTGTTTTAGTAATTGTGCTATTAGGAGGATTTTTAGTTGGTTTAGCATTTCTACGAACAGTTAATGATAGTAAGTTAACTTGATGAGCAAATCGCCAATCTTCTGCTTGTTTAATTAATGCATTACTGTCAGCAACCCATCTACCTAACGCAGCATCGCATGCTGCTCTAGTGGTTATAGAGTTATCAATTGCTTCTACATCATAGCTATCAGTATAAGTATAATTATCATCACTTCGGCTGGCAGTTTGTACTGAGTATACATAGCAACTACCGCTATTAGCAGTAAAACTATTATACTCACTAGTACCTTCTTGTGGTGGATCAGCCCAACCACCAGTTAATCTAGTAGCGCGTACTTTTACACCTACTGTAGTAGGTGTGGGTAAATCTACAGTATGTGTTTTTGTAAAAGCATCTTTTTTGTTTTCAGTGCCATAAACAACAACTCCGCTAGCTTCTCCAGCAGTTGTAAGTGAAGTAATAGCGGTCCAACCACTACCTATATCCCACTCATATTTAACTTTTACAGGATAATTTCCACCATTTGCACTATCAGTTAATGCAAAAGATTTACCAGCATTTTCGCCTTGAGCCTTTACTTTACGTAAGCCTTGGGGAAAGTGCACTGCTATTTCTATAGTTGTATACCGTTCGCTGGCCGGCGTGCCGCCAGGCAGTGCTGCAACAGCAGCTTCTATAGGCGACGGACTAGCCACACTGCCAGCAAATGGATGCGTATTGTTTACTAGTTCTAAATTTCTAAAATGCTGTGCTACGTCTGTGCCATAAATAGTATCAAATTTTGTTTGGTCACCGCCTAGAGCAACTAGTGTGCCGCTACTAGGATGATACATATTTAGGTGTTCAATAGCATCAATAGTATAATCGCTGGCAGCTAATTCGCCTATACGAAGTCCAGCTCCACCACTGCTAGCTTGCAGTGTTGGTGTAGAATTTACTAATACTAGTGGTCCATATCCCCAGGTAAGCATTAGTGATAAATACGTATCTCGTTCGTCCTGGTAGGTAACATAATTAACAGCACCAAGTGGTGGTGTTATACTCATTTTACCAAGTACAATTGGTATAGACTCATAGGGGGTTAATCTATTGCCAGTACCTGTAGCAATTAATTGTGCTTCTGCATTACCAGGATCGTTTGTATTTTGTCCAGGTGGTCTAATAGGTGCAATTGCATTTACTAGTAAGCTGCCAGCTAGTGTTATGCCTGCTGTTAGTGCTGCACCTGTCCAGCCGCTAACTAAAAATGCTGAACCGGCGGCAAATTGTTGCGCTAAAGCGGTCATAAATAAATTGCCACTCATGCTTGCTTGAAGTGCTCCAGCAAGATATGGTGCAGCAAAAGATATAGCAATCATTGCTACTAATCTAAATATAGTAGCTCCATTGCCTTTACCAGCTAGTGCGCGATATTCTATGCGGTCATGTTCTTGTACTACAAACCCACCCCACTTGCTTTGCTCAACAACTTGACCATTAACAATTATAATAATTTTTTGTGCTATTTTCTTGCTTAATTGCCACTTTTCAAATAACCAATCTGATATTTCTTTTAAAGTAGTGCCTGGTGTAACTGGTAGTGTGTATAACTGAGTACGTAATGGATGAGGAGCAGCATTTAATATAGCCGCACGTTCTGTACTGTACTTATAGTAACCAATTACACGCTTATTCCAGCGATGGCTTGCTAAATTTTCAACTGTTACATCAGTACCTTCATTAACATGCAAGAACTGATGATTATTGACTAGTACGCCTACGTGCGTAGCTGATCCCATTGTTTTAAGTAGTACAACAGAACCTTCATAGGGTTCTGCAATTTGGGTCCAGCCTTCTTTATACTGATCAACTAACTCTTGTAGTCTAGCAGTATCGTCTACAGTAGTGTAACTACTGCTAAAACTAGGTAAGGCTATATTATACTCGTTCTTGTAAACAAGACGTACTAGTCCCCAGCAATCTAATCCATTGCTATCTCTACCACCATCTTTAAAAGGTATACCGATATATTTATTTGACCACATTAGAATAATCCTGGAAAATATTGCGGAGTAAAACTATGTTGTGGAAATGGCTCCAAGTCAAAATTAATCATGTTAAGCTCAAAATTAATAACATCTCTATTATAACTAATATTAGTTATATAAAAATCAGTAAAAGTTATTTCAGGTGTATTAGGACTACTAGATAGTACAACATCTAATCTAACTTTTGGTGGTCCATTAATAGTACGTATTAATGGTGTTAAATATTGAGTTACATCGTAGATATTTATCTGACAGCGTGACGATTTACCATCATTTTCATCTGGTAGGGTAATATCAAGCGGCAAAAATATAAAGTTTTGACTATTACTAACTACTCCATATAGTACATCATCTAAATCTGTGCTATGGCTAATAGGTCCGCCAGTGTCTGCGTCACCAATAGTTGCACTGGTGCTCAGCCTTTGGGTCCAGCCATCAGCAACTCTAGCAATTATAGTTCCTGTTTCATCTGGATCATAAATAGTTAGTAAAACTATAAAATCATCACCACCTTCTGGTGATAGTACTGATCTTATAGCTTGTAGAGACATACTTCTCATGGTAATACTTCCATTTGGATTTCAACGTTATAATACCCAGGAGCTACGTATGTTATATTAAATAATTGACCATCACCACTAGGAATAATTCTAACTTCCTCGCTAACTTTTGTTCTAGGGTGATTAAAATTAAATCTAAATACGCCTTTTAGTGTATTATATACAAAATCCTCTAAATCTTCTACTTGCGAATCTGTCATTAAAAACGTCATATTCATAGTTCTAGGACGTTGACCTAATCTACGCATTTTAGGCATACCCTTATCCATTGGAGTTCTAGCTAGTAGAACTCCGCCGGTTTCGGTAAAACCTTTTAATGGAGTTTGTGGTAAATTAGGGTGCCAAGATATTGATGCCATATTTATCTCCTAATCAATGTTGGACGTAATCCAAATGAATTAGCTATTGCTTCTCTAGGAGCAGCACCTGGTCTGGCAATCTCTCTACCTACCATACCGCCAACCATAATATCAATGCTTACGTTTCCACGACTATCAGTTGTTTCTTGTGTTTTTACTTCTTGACCGCTGTAGTTATGAACATTAAAGTTTACTACTGGTTTATTAGTTTCACTTTCTACACCTAGCCTGCCGTTACTCATACGCTTTAGGGGCATTATTGCTTCTGGTCCAGCTTCTCCCATTAATCCAAGGCCATTAGCTGCTTTAAAAAATGTAGGCTTATTTACAATTTGATTTGTAAACGTACCGCCCATTGCATAAGCAGGTATATCTAATACACCGCCTTTGGCGTACTTCATCATTTCGCCTTTGGTAAAAACATTTCCCATGGCGCTGCCAAATAAAGATTTAAATACATTGCTAATAATAGAGGATCCTCCGCCTACACCAGCCAACATACTTTGAGTATTCATACGTAATATAGTGCGTAAAAAATCACTTAACATACTTTTCATTAAGTCTTTAAAGCTAAATTTACCGGTTTCTACAAAAGTTGCAATAGCATCAGTCATTTTCATAAACTGCTGCTCCACTGTATCACCTAATTTTCTCATACTGTCTGTAATTTCAGAATTTAATTGTAGTATATTAGTTGATTGTTTATATAGTGTTATTGCACCTTGAGTTGCCTGAGAGTATGCTTGACCAATAGCAGCACCTTTAGCTAAAAATTCTGGGGAAGGAAGAAAATCTGCTCCACCAGTGTCTTGCTTGGCTATATCTTTTGCCAATTCTTTTGCAGCTATATCTCTATCACTTTCAGCACGCAATAATGATCTTTGTAAAGTAAGTTCAGCCTCTAATAGTTTTAAACGTAAATCTTCTAATCTATACTGCTCATCTGTAACTAAACCTAATTCTTTACGTTTAGTTAAAATATCTTGTTGATACTTTACAGTATCTAAAGCTTTGTCAGCAATGTTTTGTTCTTGATCAGCTAGTAATTTGGCGCTGCTTATTTGCATATCATAGCGTTCAATTACTCTTTGATTAATTTCTCCTTGACTTTTTCCACTAATTTCTAGAGCAGTATTATATTCTTGTATTCTTTGTCTGCTTGTTACTGCTTCTAAAGCTGCTTTTTTTCGTATATCTATTTCTTTCTGTATGCTCTCATATCTATCTTTAGCTCCCTCTCGCTTATCTGCTTCAAAAACCTTTTTTGCTATCTGTAACTCACCGGTAGCTCTTTCGTTAATTAAAGCTATATTTTTTCTTTCTAATTGTTGTTGAAGTTCAGATCTAGCTGCAACTCCTTGAGCACTAGTATCATATACTTCTTGTATTCTTTGTTCAATACCTTTAATCTCTTCTTCTAGCCTTCTAATAGTATCTTGCGTTTTTATTTCCATTTGCCTTATATCGCCGCCCAATATAGCTTGACTACGCATATTTGCAAATTTTTGTCTACTAGTAATTATTCCTTTTAACTGGGCAACTAGAGACTCTAGTGTTGGATCTTCGGCTACCATTTTTTGAATTTGGTCAATATTGGCACCGGTAGGCGCTGAAGCTAACTGCTCTACTTTAGCTGATCTTACTATTCTATCAGTTAAAAATGTTTCTCTTTTTAATAGTTCTTCTCTTTTTGCTGCAGTAGTTTCTTTGCTAGCTGCTTGTTCTCTAACTACCTGTATCTCTCTAAGATCTGCGTCTCTTTGAACCTGTATTCGTAATAGTTCGATACCCATTACTAATTTAAGATTAGCTTCTGCTAGTTGAGATTGAATATTAATACTTTCTATTTCTAATTTAGTTCTTTCTTTTGCTACTTCAACAGTTTCAATAGGATATTTACTCATTACAAACTTTTGCTGATCAACTGCTAGCTGCTGTAACTGAAATTTAAATATTCTTAAACTCTGCTCAACTTGTTTTGTTAAGCTGTCTTTAATAAGATTTTGTGCAGCTTGACGTACACTTTCCATGCCTTCTCTAGTTTTAGCTAAGCCTTCTTGAGCCGCATTAATACTATCCTGTATAGCTGCACGTCTTTGTTCAGCAGCAGATCTATTCCAAGCTAATATAAATGTGCCACTTAAATATTCATCTAATTTTTTTAGTTCTTTATTACTGGCAGCAATATCTTGGTTATATAAATCACTTTCTTTATTTAATTGTTTATAGTTATCTAATAAAGCGGACATTTGTCTTGCGATTTCAGGATCTAAAAACTCTAGATTTCCTTTTTGAGTTAACTCATTAAGTGTCCCTTGTGCTCCTATAACATCTTTTAAAGCTTTATCTACTGCTGCTGCTTGTTTGACCGTGTTGGATAAGAATACTGTAATCGGACTATTATCTTTTACACTATTAGCTAAATTTTCAAAAGACGTTTTACTGGCTTTGGCAGTTTCTCTGACATCTTGAGTAACTGCTTGTGCATCTTTTAATGCTTTAGTAGAATCTTTAAGTATAGCAGATACCGAATTTGCTATACTAGCTAGCTCTTTATCGTTTAAACTGTCAGTTAAACTATTTAATTGTTTTGCTAGACCTTCGGTAGATAAATCACTAGTTCCTAATGCTTGCTGTAGTTTATACTCTAAACTATCGCGTAGTTCTCCAGCTGGTGTTACTTTAATAGATTCTGTTATACTATTAACTAATCCTTCGCCTAATGCTTTAGAGCGCTGTCCACCGAAAAATACCATTAGAAAATCTTTTGTTTTGTCTATCCAGCTACTCATTTGATTAGCGGTAATAAAAGCTTTAGTAGTTTTTTCTAATGCGTCTGCTACGCCTTCAAAACTATTTGCATATGCATTAATACTGTCAACACTAAGTACACCTTTAAATTTTTCAGTTACAGCTGTAGCAGTCTTTGTAGCTTCACTTAATCCATCAACAGCACTTTCAAACTCTCTAACTGCTTTACCATTAGTAGAAAATAATGATTCTAAAACCTGAAATACAGTAATAGCAATTCCTATAGCACCTAAAAAACTTCCTAAAAATCTTGTAACATTTAAGAATGTTTGTCCTAGTACAGCTAAAGCTCCTGTAACTATTGTGGTCATTTTTCCAACGGTGCCTAATTTATCACCATATTGACCTGTTAATTTAATTAATTCACCAAATCCAGCAAGGGTACCTGCATCTGCAGTTTTCTCCACTGCTTGAGCTCGTATAGTTTTAGATAAAAATTCTTTGTCTAAACTTTTAGATACTCTTTCCATCATTATGGCATGAATGTCGCCTCTAAAAACACTAGGTTCTTTTTCCATTAAATCAGTAAAGGTCTTTGACCCATACTGAGTAGTTTGAAATTGTTTTTCTTTTGTAATTTGAGCTTCTATAGCAGCACGTCTAGCCTCAAGATTTACTATATCCTGTGTAGTTGCTTTTTGTTGTTGTAAAGTTTTTAATTGATTATTTAAAATAGATTGTTCAGCTGTTAGCTGCATCTCTCTTGCCTGGCTTGCTGTAATTCCTAGTTTATCTTCAACATTTTTAACCTGCGAAGCCCAAGCACGTTCGCTTTGAACAGAAGCAAATTGTCCTGCTTGCGCAGCACTACTTTTTAAATAATCACTATATTTACTAAGGGCTGGCAAGGCCATTTGTGTAATCTTTAATGCCATTACAGCAATACCAGCAGTAATTAATCCAGTATTTTCTGCTAATAGCTTTGCTATTGGTCCTACTACCGTATTAACTACAGTTAATATATCTTGCGCTACATTTTTTAAACTAGCTAATAATTGGTCGTATGGATTGCCAGCTTGTGCAATTTCGCCAAATTTATCCGTACCTTCTTTTAAAACAGCATTAGCAAATGCCTGACGACGTTCAAAATCTGTTAGCTGTGATTCTGCTTTACCAACACTGCGAGCATAATCTTCGGCAGCTTTACCAGTTTTAGTAAAGATGCCAAGTTCATCTAATAATTCAGGCTCTAGCTTTGTAATACCACGTGTTAATCTGCTAACAGCATCGCTCATATTAACACCAAGTGCTTGACTAGCTCCCTTAGCTACTTCTCCCAATTGCATAAATTGTTGAGCTGTTAAACCGCTACTTATAGCTTTGGCAGTAGCTTCCATAGACTCGCGCAAACTAATAGCTCCACCACTGGCGGCAGCAAACTGCTTAGCTAATCCGCCCATAGCAATACCACTAGCCGCACCTAGTTGATCTAGGCCGCGAATCATTATTTCAGTGTTCATCGCTTCGCGCAATGCTGTAAAGGCAGCACTTACAGCAAATACGTTAGCTGCATATGTAGCATATAGTCTAACTAATCCACCTAAGCCTTGAGCTTCAGCGGCAAAGTCTCTGGCGCTAGCACCTCCGCGGCCTGTAACTCCACCTGCTGTTGTGTACTCACCGTAGCCGGCCCGTCGCATAGCTTGATCGCCAGATTTTGTTCCACTAGCTAATTTTTGTGTACGCTCTAATTCTTTATTTAATTCTTTAGCAGCGTTAGTACGACCTTGAATCGTACCACCCTTATCTAATACTGCTATATCATATTCTATGCGATTACCTGCCATAGCTGCTCCAGGTGGTTTAAACCAAAATATTGGAAATTACACCAATTATAACACAAGGGTAATAAAATGTCAAACTAAAATTTTTAGTAATAAAAAAGCCTGCAAGTTTAACCACTGGCAGGCTTTTTTTGTTTTTCATTGATTATATTGCCACGTATAGTGTCAATTAATTTAATCAATGTAAGTATAATTTTATAATCTTGTGGATCGATTTCTGTATATTGTAGTATTTCAGTTAAGCCAATAAAGCTTTTACCTAAATACAAACCATTAAATCCTTCCCATTCATCACGTAACATTCTATAAACAAGTAGAGCTTGTTGCACCTCTAGTGGTAAATCGTCTAGTTCTATAGGTATTTCGCTATCAATTGGTTCAGTACCTAATTGTTGACACATGTCCAAATATTGCTCTTTGGTCATACCTACGCTACTATTTTGAAAGTAGTTTTTAAGATCTATTTCAACTAACTCTATTTGCTCTTGGAAAAGTTTCCCAGGTCTGCTACTTGCTCACTAATAAAACTGTCAAAATTTGAGCTGTTTTTCATTAAGTATAGTGCATTTTCACTAGTATATGCTAGTTCATCTTCAGGATTTAAGTGACTAACATCTACAGGTGCTAATTGTTCTAGATAACTAACTTTTAATCCAGTCCACCCTTTTACAGCTTGTTCTACATATAGCTGTAAAAATAGCTCGTCGTTTAACTCCTCTTGAGGTTGACGATTTTTAAAAGTAGTTTTTGTTGCTTTCTTCCGAATATTGATTAGGGTTTCACGACTTAAAAAAGCCACATCAATAAAAAATCCAGGCATACCAGGAAACTCTACCTGAATACTCTTGGATGGTACTAATAAATTTTTTAAACTAAGTTCAGCCATTGTTGTCTTGGGTTAGTAGGGCTAGACGTGTCTAGCCCTGGTTAAAGATTAGGCGTAATATTTAAGCCTTATTTCGTTATCTTGTATAATATCAAACGCGTTGCTAGCAGTACCTTGAGCAGTAAAGTTTACAGTAGTTGTAATTACACTTTCTGCATTAACAGTGGGAATTGTTAATACAACTCCAGGCATTTCTAGTTCTACTTTAGTGCTGCTACTCGTCCCACCAATTTCTACCTGTAAGTAAAATTCTGGGTCACTATCTGTGGTTACTTGACCTACTAAGTCACTAAATAAATCGGCACTATATTTAGTTCCGCCGCTGCCAGTACGCAAATATGCACTAAGTGAGCCAGTAATGCTACGACTACCAGTAAAATAAGTAATTGGCTGATTAACACTAGCCATATAAGCAGGTGTTAAATAAGTAATATTATTAGTTAGTGTAATACTACCACCTGTTAGTGGCATTACATAAGTGCTACCACTAGCCGGTAGCGTTCCCATACTACCAATTCCAGCCTTTAATGTAACAGTGCTAAGCTTATTAGCAATAAATGGTGCATCTTTAATTGCTGGCACATAGCTACTTGTACTCCAGCTTGTAGTTGTTACCCAATCTGAATAAGTATATCTACGAACTGCTCGTGCCTGGCCACTCCACTGTATACTAGCAATAGCGTCAATACCAAAATCAATTGTTGCTGTATTTAGTGAACAATCATCTAACAAGAAAACATTTTGATCAAAAATTACTATTAAACCAAAACGCTGCATTTGATGTTTGTTACTGTTATTTAGTGTGCAAATTGCTGGATTACTACCACCACTACCAGTGTCGCTCCAAGCTGCTGTGTTGGGAGTACCTATTGCTGCATCACTAAACATAGCATTCCACAGAACGCTCTCTTCTGCCACAATTTTTGTAGCTGCAGAGCCAGCCACTGTATCAATATTTATAGCAATAGTACCGCTTTCGCTTGTACTATCGGGGTCAAATATATTAAAAGTTAACGCTCCTGTGCTATATCCTGCTCCGCCATCTGCTATTCCAATACCAACTAGTTGATTAGCCGTAGCCGTACCAGTAGCACCAAACATTGGATATAATTGTGCGGCTCGAGCTGTAGCAGCTGCGCTTGGTAGAGCACAAGTAATTCTAGTACGTGGGCCGTAACTAGTAGCCGGATTACCAGTTCCAATTGCTGTACCATTAAATGTTACACTAATACCTGTAATTGCTCCCCCTATATTTTGATCTTTGGGGCGCATATAAGTAGTAAAATTAAAATCTACTGGATTTAATGCAGTGTTAAAACTACGCTGACCGCGAATAGGTGCAGTACCTGTTTCATTAACAGCAATTGTTTCTACAGCTGTGGTTTGATTAAAACTTAAGTCATCTAGAACTTGGATTTCCCAGGTATTAACGGAAGCTGCACTAAATGCGCTATCATAGTTAATTACACCTACATTAGGATCTGCAGTGCCGACATTTGTAGTAAAGTAAACCTTACTATTACGAAGTAAATTAATTGACATCGTTTTTTTCCTATAATAAGGTATTTATCGAGCCATTTACGAGACTATTATCTGTATTAGGTCTCTTAAATACGGTTGCTTACATGATCTGATAACGAACCTGTAAGTAAATCTCGCCAACTGCATAGGGAGCTAGTAGGCCCTCGTCCGTAGTTATCGAGTCTATTAAAATTTCTGTTGTTTCATAGCCATTGGTTGTATCATAGACTAATCGTCTGTTATTATCTACGCAAGTTTCTATATCGCCTAATAGCAGCTCTAGTTGCTCTTGTGCATAGTCCTCGCTTTTGCAGTATACTTTAACACATATGCGTAACATACCCCAGGCAAAATCACTGGGATGGTACTCGCGTGTTTCTGCACCGGGACTTAAGTAAACACTGGGAAAATCTTGTACTTCGTCCCAAAACTTAAGTTTAGCAAAAGCATTATTTTGTAGATTTATTTGATATGGTGGTACACCATCTATGGTTTTTAACTTTTCTGCTAAGGCACTTAATATACTTGATCTTTTGCTC